ATCCACAGAAACGTGCGCGGCAGCACTTTGTACATTACATGTACATCCCCGGCTTTGGTGCTTACGGCTTTGGGTTAATTCATATTATTGGTGGCTATGCGATGGCTGGCACCATGCTGATTCGTCAGCTTGTGGATGCAGGGTCGCTATCAAACCTCCCCGGTGGGTTGAAGTCCAGAGGGTTGAGAATTAAGGGTGATGACACACCCATTGCTCCGGGTGAATGGCGTGATGTGGATGTGCCGGGAGGGGCGATTAAAGACAACATCCTGCCGCTTCCGTATAAAGAACCAAGCCAAGTTTTATTAGCGCTACTCAATCAAATCACCGAAGAGGCACGACGGCTTAGCGGTATGGCTGATATGAAGATCAGCGATATGTCGAGTCAGGCTCCGGTGGGCACAACGCTAGCGCTCTTGGAGAGGCAGTTAAAGACGATGGGTGCGGTACAGGCTCGCATCCATGCGTCCATGAAAGAAGAGTTCAGACTGCTCAAAGAAATTATCAGGGAGTACACATCACCTGATTACAGTTACACACCCCAAGACGGTACACCGCAGGTCAAAGTTGAAGACTACGACATCGTGGAAGTTATTCCGGTGTCTGATCCCAATGCTTCAACAATGGCACAACGTGTTGTGCAGTATCAAGCTGCCTTACAGCTCGCTCAGGGTGCGCCACAACTCTACGACTTACCCCGCCTTCACAGACAGATGTTGGATGTTTTAGGTATTCCCAACGCAGACAAGCTTGTGCCGCTGCCAGATGATCAGATGCCGAAAGATCCCATCAGTGAAAACATGAACGCGCTAAAAGGTACGCCGCTTAAAGCGTTTATTTATCAAGACCACAATGCGCACATGCAAGCGCATATGAACTTCATGCAAGACCCGATGGTGGCTTCGCAGATTGGGCAGAACCCGATGGCACAAGCTATACAGGGCGCGATGATGGCGCATATTGCTGAGCACCTTGGGTTTGAGTATCGCAAACAGATTGAGGAGCGTGTGGGTGTGCCGCTGCCGCCGCCTGATAAACCGATGCCTGAGGACATCGAGCTTGAGATGTCACGATTTATTGCTCAAGCCTCGCAGCAGTTGTTACAGATCCACCAGTCTCAGGCTGCGCAACAACAAGCTCAGCAGCAGGCACAAGATCCGCTCATCCAGATGCAGCAGCAGGAGTTGCAGATCAAGCAGGCTGAAGTGCAGCGTAAAACCCAGAAAGATGCGACAGATGCCCAGATACAGCAGCAGCGGTTGGGTATTGAGCGCGAACGCATACAGGCACAGTTGGTGAAAGATGGACTCGACATTGCAGAAAAAACAAGAGCAGCCGGACGACGTTAACCCAGAGGGGCTGAAGAAAAATGGGTACATCTTGATAAATAAAGACGTCAGGGATGCGCGGTACGCGGTGTGTAAGGTGTGCCCGGAACTGCGCCCCCTGATAAAGACGTGTAAACAATGTAACTGCATCATGCCTGCTAAAACATGGCTAAAAGATGCGTGGTGCCCCAACCATTGGTGGTGAATATGGCGTATGAAAAACAAATGTTAGATCACTTATTTAATAAGCTCAAAGAACGTGAACGCGAGATGAGTGACGCAATAGCTGAAGGCTCAAGTCAAGATTTTGCTGAATATAAGTATTTGTGCGGCGTAATCCAAGGTCTACGCCGTGCAAGGATGGAAGTACAAGACCTTGTGCAACGATATGAGGAATTTGAAAATGACTGAAGCAGCAGATGCAGTAATTGAAGAAGCTAAAGAAAGAGCAAAGCAATTACCTATTGTTAAGGGTTACAAAATACTTTGCACATTACCTAATATCGAGAATAAGTTTGATAGTGGGATTGTCAAAGCTGATGTAACCGTGAAGCATGAAGAATTACTAAGCAATGTGCTGTTTGTCGTAGCACTAGGTGATATGGCTTATGCAGATCAAAGCCGTTTCCCTACTGGGGCTTGGTGCAAACCGGGGGACTTTATTGTGACCCGCGCAAATACTGGTACTCGGTTAAAGATTCACGACCGTGAGTTTCGGATTATTAACGATGATTCCGTAGAAGCTGTGGTGGAAGATCCCCGTGGCATTCAACGTGCGTGAGGTGAATAATGGACAAGACTGAATTTAAGTTTCCTGACGAAAAAGAACAGGAAACCAAGCAAGAAGCCAAAGATGGTTTTGAGTTTGATATTGAAGTTGTTGATGACACGCCAGAGCCAGATAAAGGACGTAAGCCTTTAGATGAGCCTGTCAATGAAGTAACAGATGACGAGCTGGCTAAATACGACGAAAGTGTTCAAAAACGTATTAAAAAAATTACGCACGGGTATCACGACGAGCGTCGAGCAAAAGAAGCTGCGCTACGTGAAAAAGAAGAAGCGCTGAAGTTTGCACAAAAAATCATTGATGAAAACAACAAACTCAAAGGTTCTGTGCATGAAAACACTACTGCGCTTGTAGAACAGGCCAAACGTGCAGCAGCTTTGGAGCTTGAAGAAGCCAAGCGTAAATATAAAGAAGCCTATGAATCGTTTGATGCAGATCAGGTTGTTGCGGCGCAAGAAGCATTAACGGCTGCAAAAATAAAAGCTGATCGGTTGGCAAATTACAAAGTTACTGCGCCACCTAAAGAAACACCTGCTTTACAAACAACACAAAACGATGTAAAAATAAATCCCGAATCCGCTCCAGCGCCTTCAGATCCCAAAGCACTTGCGTGGCAGGAAAAAAATCAGTGGTTTGGGCAAGATGAAGAGATGACCAGCTTTGCGCTAGGGCTGCACCAAAAATTGGTCAAAGAAGGCGTCGATCCACGGAGCGACGATTATTATGAACGCGTAAACAAACGTTTACGTCAGGTATTCCCCGAAAACTTTTCTGATGTAACAGAGAAATCAGAGGAGAAACCTAAACGGACGAGCAGTAATGTTGTAGCCCCAGCAAGTCGAAACGTTGCGCCAAAGAAAATCACGTTGACACAAACTCAGGTTGCACTAGCTAAGAAGTTAAAGATCCCTCTTGAACTGTATGCCCGAAAAGTGGCGGAAGGAATGACACAAAATGGCTGAGAATCGTACAAACAGAGAATTGAATACCCGCGACAAAGTTGAGCGTCCTCGTAGCTGGGCACCTCCCACGTTACTGCCGGACCCTGCACCTGAGCCGGGGTATAAGTATCGCTGGATTCGTGTTTCCATGATGGGTCAATCAGATCCACGTAACGTGTCAACCAAACTGCGTGAGGGGTGGGAACCTGTTAGAGCTGTAGATCATCCTGAGATTTCTGGTTATCTAGAAACCGATAATGCTCGATTCAAAGACAATATCGTGGTGGGTGGTTTAATGCTTTGTAAAACACCGACAGAATTTGTTGAGCAGCGGAATGCTTATTATCAACAGCAGGCCGATGCGCAAATGCGTTCTGTAGACAACAACTTCATGCGCGAAAATGATCCAAGAATGCCTCTGTTTTCAGAGCGCAAAACTTCGGTTTCATTTGGACGCGGTAATCAACAATCCAAGGAGTAATTCCAAATGGCTTACCCGACTATTGACAAGCCTTATGGCTTGAAACCAATCAATCTGATTGGCGGTCAGGTCTTTGCCGGTGCTACTCGTCAACGCCGTATCGCATCCGGTGCTTCTAGCATTGGTTTCGGTGACCCCGTTATTTTTGTTAATGACGGCACCATCGCGGTTTCGACTTCGACAACGGCTGCACCTGCAACAGGCTTTGCTGGCGTCTTTCTAGGCTGTCAGTTTGTTTCGTCTGTAACCGGACAACCCACGTTCTCGCAAGCATGGATTAGCGGCACCTCGGTAAAGGCAAACACCTTTATCACCGCGTTCGTGTGCGAAGATCCAGATCAGTTGTTCCAAGTCGCCGTAGTTACTGGCACGACGGTTGTTTCGACGACATCGGGCCTGACCTACACCAACATCAACAACAACGTGGCATTGGTAGCTAACACGCTTAACACCACAAGCAACGATTCTCAGCAAGCTATTTTGTTGAGTTCGGCAGATGTGACGGCTTCTTTGCCGATCCGTATTGTTGATCTGGTGCCTGATACGGCATTTTCTTATAGTGGCACTGTTTACTACCCGGAAGCTATCGTTAAGTTCAATATGCCGAACATTAGCGGTTCTACTTTCCTCGGTGGTCATGCCTACTACAACCCAACCGGACTGTAATAGGGGAACATAAATGGCTATTTCACGCGCACAACTATTGAAAGAGCTGCTCCCCGGCTTGAACGCATTGTTCGGTTTGGAGTATGCGAAGTATGGCGAAGAGCACAAAGAGATTTACGAAACTGAATCTTCCGAGCGCTCGTTTGAAGAGGAAACCAAGCTGTCAGGCTTTAGTGCTGCCCCGGTTAAAAACGAAGGTAGCGCAATTGCTTATGACAACGCGCAGGAAGCTTGGACCGCACGTTATACGCACGAGACCATTGCTTATGGCTTCTCAATCACTGAAGAAGCGATTGAAGATAACCTGTACGACAGCTTGTCGGCTCGTTATACCAAGGCACTTGCACGGTCGATGGCTTATACCAAGCAGGTTAAAGCTGCTGCTGTTTTGAATAACGGTTGGGCTTCTACCGTAACTTACGGTGATGGTCAGACTTTGTTCTCCACAGCACATCCGCTGGTTTCTGGTGGCACTAACAGCAACACGACCGCTACGGGCGTGGATCTTAACGAAACCTCGTTGGAAAATGCAGTGATTCAGATCGCTGCGTGGACTGATGAACGTGGGCTTTTGATCGCTGCTAAACCCCGCAAGCTTATCGTTCCTCCTGCTTTGATGTTCGTGGCAACTCGCCTGTTAGAAACCGAACTCCGTGTCGGTACT